ATCATCATAGCATTCACCCCGGCTTCTGCTAAATCTCTAGCACTACCATGCTGCAAAGCAAATCGTTCAGTACCAAACTCTTTAGCTAATTTATTCCAAGCCTTACGCTGACCCTCAGTGATAGGAGTTGATTGCGGTTTAAGTTCACTAGCCATGTGTATAGCACGAGTAATTTCATCCGCAGCTACCCTTCCTGCAGCAATCATAGCGGCATAGTTAGGGTCAATGTTGTATCTACGACTTTGGCCACCAGGAAAACACATAACTAAATGAGTACCTTTTGAGAAACTGTCTAAGTATTCATTATCGTATTCACTTACGGGAACGTACCTACGTCCTACTTTTTCATAATAAATCTTTTTCATATCAAGTCCACAAACTATGTCTTGCCTTAATTAACCTAATCAGCATTTCAGTATCTTCTTTTTCGTAGGCTTTTTCAATCTTGTCTAATAGTTTCATAGCCTTGTCGCTTGCTTTTTTACTAGCAGGATCTTTCTTTCTGCCAATCCAGTTATCACCATGCACAATGCGTACACTATCACAGTAAGCAGTCCAGCCACTTGCATCATAAGGATCTGGGCGATTAGGATAGGTAACTGTCCACCATGTATAAAGTTCTTTTAATTCTTTTGCTGCTAATGCCTGACTAGTTGGTACCGCCTCACCTTTTTTATCTTCGGCTAACCATTCTACATTAGTAAGTGTCATTGCCCAATCAAGGTGATCTAATCCTGCTTGGGGGCAACGCCATGTTCTCCAACGGAACCAACCTGTAGCATAGAATGGAGCATCATATTTTACACGATCTTCTTTGCTACCCCATGCAATGTGACTCCATGCACTTTCTACCTCAACAAAATCAACAAGCTCGTTAAATAAACAAGGAAGAAAGCGATTGCCAACATCCTTCCATTGACCCGGCGTAATATCCCGAGGATGAGCGGTAAGACTATGAGTGCGAGTAACCCAACGGTTGTTAATGTAGTATTTGATATCATATAGTTTCCTTACAGGCCATGTGACAAAATCTTGGATATTACCAAGTGCTTCTTCAGCCAGCCAGTAACGAAAGTTGTGTTTCATTTGTGCTTGAGTGGTCCATTCATCCCATTCTTCACTTGTACCTGCACTGAGTTTTTTAGTGCCGCGGATCCAATCTGCGAACGGACTAGAACTCCAATAATTACTATGTTGTGCCATTTATTCTCCTAATTTTTCCCATATCCATTCGGATTCTTTCATATGTGCAACTGGTTTCAACCATCCGTTGCGAATGCATTCATCTATAACTTGCTTATAGTTTTCAGGACACATGCGACTAAGTTCAAAACTAGCCCGAGGTATGACCATGACACCTCTTTTGTCGGTTAGCATGAAACCTGGTTCACCAGATCGTATTGTTTTCCAACTAAACTTAGCCATTATTTCAATACACCTACATAAGGACTGTTGAGCCATTTTGCATATGTCTCTGCGTTAGTAGAGATTTTCTGTAAGTCATACTTACCACAAAATTTCATAAAGTGAATCCCAACTTGCGGGATAGTAGTTCTGCGAACACCTTCACGAATGTGTTTATCTACCGACTGTTTAACTTCTTCTGGCTGTGCCGTCAAGTCTATGAGTACCCGATTCCTTTCATACGCATCACGTACACGGACCTCATTACCATCATGATCGGTCCATCGCTGCAACATCATATTATTCCAGTCAAATCCTTGTTTTGTCCTATCAGCATATGCTTCAATCAATCCAGCTTTCTTACTTGAACCTTTTTCTCTTACACCCGGCCAAGCTGAAAATACATTGTCTGTTGCGTCACCGCGCATACATTTCTTAAATAGCAAATATTGTGGATCCTCTAATAGTTTAGGATTCTTTTCTTTATCTTTTACTGGACGATCTTTGTCATCAAAGTAACCTTCCAATGTGATTAGTTCTCCAGTGACACCCGAATATTGTTTAACTTTGGGAGTAATTAATTGTAGGTAATCTGTATCCGTTGAAATTATAAAATGTTCATCTTCTGGGTGCAAGTGAATGAAACGTGCAATTAAATCATCAGCCTCAGCCTTTGGATCACGTAGGACACTACAGTTAGTTTTCTCACGCAAGAATGTCGTAAAGGCTTCATAGGTTTCCCAAAATAATTTATTTTCTTCAACCTCAGCTACTGTTTGAGACAAGGTATCTACTACACGATTCTTTTTGTAAGGAGCATAGAAGTCTTTTCGCCATGACCTGCCTTCGGTACAGACCACAACATGACCAATCCCGAACCGTTTCACCACTTGATTAGTACTTGCTAATGTAAGATGAAGGGCCATCCCGATCTTCTCCTCAGCAGTACTACTGCGGGATGCTATGTGACGGGCACGAAAAAATGTATTGGCAAGGTCGATGAGGGCGTATTTGTGTGTCATATATGTATTATATACTGGAATTTAATTTATGTCAAGCCAGTTTGTAGTCATTCAAGTAATCCTCATTGATTGAGGTTTTCAACGCATCGCTGATTCCGCAACGGGTGTATAAATTTTCTGGGCGATTGTCATCACGCTTACCATTAAGATGATCACATTTCAACTGTCTTTTCCAATGCATATTGAATTCAGCATCGGTCAATTTACGCTTCAATTTACGCTGCGCCAGATCATCTGCTAGTGTGCGCCCAATAAGTTTACAGTAGGTAACTCCCTTATCGTTAACTAAACCCAAGTCAGTGCAATGTTCGCAATAATCTTTCTTGTTCATTTGATTTTGTGAACCTGGATTGTAACCCATATGAAAATGAGGTTTAGTTACTTTAGTTACATTATTCTTTTTAACGGGCACATGAGTGCTAATGATGTTCAGGTATAAGTCTAACCCTTCATTGGGAGTGTACATGTTTTGCCGAAACTGATCATACGCATCATCTAGCAATGATGCATCATTAGGAATGACAATTTTAACAGTATTAACAAACACTACATACTTTGCCAACAGAATTTTTTGTTCCGTTGAAACATCCAATTCAGCAATTTGTCGTGCTTTATCGGTGTGATCATATACTCCGCACAATAAACGCTTTGCTCTTGACATCGTTTGCAATTGCATCAAGAAAACATGCTTTGCACTAGGATAACCCAAGAATGAAATTTGTTTCAATCTAGGTATGTCCCAACCCATATTACCTTGCATAATCACACCTAGCAAAAACGGATCTACCATATTAGATTTGAGATTAGCATTATGAATAATTTCATATGCATCTTTGAAGTGATTCTCTTGATTCTGGCTTGTTTTAAAATAAACCTTTTCGTCTGAAGTAACAATGCCAATATCTGCTTGCAATGATTTAGCAAAATTTATAAAATTATTCTTCCGACCGCGAGTATCATACATTGGAATAGACTTACCGGCATCATGCCGACCAAATTTGAAAAATGCACCGGGAATAATTTGAACAATGTCAATTTCCATTGCCTTTTGCCAAGTTTCTACTTCAATCTCATTGAAAAATTTATCACACGTTTCAACAATCAATTCATAATTCAACTTTGACAAGTCATATGTATTCAATAATTCATTACGGTAAGTATTTGAATGCAACTCAGTTTTAATAGGTGCCATTTCTGCAAACACACTAGTGTTTTTATTTTCGGGCATAGGGGTCAACGATTTAAACACATTAGCACCTAATGCAGTTTTACCTTGCTGACTAACAGTAGCAGTACCAGTATAACCTAAGACACGAGATCCAGCAACTGCCATACCATATATAGTAGGCAACCACTTAGGGTCAAAGTTTTTGTTATTACGACCTTGATCATAGAAGATTGTAGTAGCATCAATTGTACCCATACCAAAGTGAATTTCATCAACAAATACAAATTGAGGGACTCCTATATTTTTAGGACTAGACGGATTACGGTAGGTTCCCCAGATACGACCTAGCCATTGAGTAGATACAAACCAAACATCAACTATATCCGCCGATGTTTGTTCATCCAATTTCCATGAGTTTTTAATCTCATCCTTACGACGGACACGAATCGTTTTAATTGTACCATCATCACATTGAATACGCCCTTTATCCCACTCAGAGTGGAATTTGTGATAAGGACCATCAACACAACCACTATCAGGTGAGGTGAAAACAATAGTATTCACTGACGAATCACGCTGGATTACATATGGGATTGTGATTTTAGTAATCACGGTAGATTTACCCGCATTAGTCCCTGCAGGTATAATTGTAATACGACAGTCGTTAGACAGTTCGGAATTAGCAATAGAATTAAAAAGATTGTCGTGCAAATTTTGCTTTTGCAGAGGTCGCATAAAATCTAAATCAATCTTCTTTGTTGCAGTTATTAATTTGATTGTTTTTGGAGATAGATGGCTCATATAATTTTTCCATAGTTTAAAAACAACGTATAAACGCTTTTATACCTAATCAATGTACAGTATAGCACGGGATCCATTTAATGTCAAGCCCGATACGTAGAGTAATTTCGGATTTTGCTTTGTTTATTAGCATGGCTTTCGTTGAATTTAATCTCATAGCCTCGCTGGCGTAGTGCGTTAACCAGTAACGACAAATCACAGTCCTCTTCCAAGAAAGCATTGGTACCATTTTGATAGCTGTAAGTAGAAATCTTATCGGCAATACCAAGTTGAACCAACTTTGCTTTGGGGAATCGGGCCCATGCATGTCCTGGATCTGCAAAAACTTTGATAGAGATTTTTTTAGCCATTGTGTAGTCCTTTAATTTAACGTCTAAGTATGTAT